TTAATGATCATATTACCGGCGGTTACGGAATCCAGCTTAGAGATAAGCTTGTCAACCTCTTCGACCTTAATGTCATATGATCCGGATTCTGTCATTCTTCCCTGCTCATTAACCCAATGTCGAATCGTTTATATTTGATTAAAGTCTGCTTCCAGAAACCGTTACGGCTAAGCATTTGGATAAACTTAGGCTCACCTTCCGGGCCTGCGGAAACCGTATGCACCGCCGTCATGCCTTCCTTAAAGCTTTCGACGCACATCTCGACCATGACCTGCTTTAAATCTTGTGGGATGGGATAAGTGCTCACTGCCATATTGTGAGTTCCACCTACGATGGGTGCGTACCCGGCAATAAAGTCAACCCTGATGTTTCTTCGTCCTCTTGTGAAGAATCCGGCCTCACTAATCAATTTACCTTCCGGATAGAAAAAGAAATCCGTCGAAGCCAGCTGTGTACTTGTATCGAAAGTTCTATTTGAATCAATATTCACTTCCGAAACATATGAAACCGGATATAATGGAAGATGAATGTTGGCCCTGCCTGTTCCGTCGAGATAACAGAAGTAAGGATCAGTTGAGTATCTAGCCGCTTCTAATTTTCTGTTGGTATAAGAATCGCAGAAATCTTCAATGGCCGATGCTATTGTTGCCAGCTTTGCATTTGGTGCCCTGTCGCCTTCTGCAATCCCTAACCAACTTCGTAAATCTGACGTGCTTATCAGACTCATCTTTTTTCCTTACCTGTTCCGATTCAATTATCTTATTTTGAGATTTAAACATAATAAAATGGGCGGGAGATTTCTCCCCCGCCCCGATTTATTTACAGCAATTTATTCAACTCAACATTACCAGAAGCAACGGTAACGGCATTTTGGACGTAATAGATGTCTAACGGATTTCCAAGAATGAATCCCGCGACAAATTTAGGGCCAAGACCGACCGTACCATTTAAAGTCGCATGGCAACGGATGAATCTTTGTCGATTACCATCTGACAATTTGGCGAATTTCTTTGCCGATTGATACGGCTGCCAAGTTCCAGTCGTGTCACCACCGGCCAAATTCCCGCCGAAAGTCAAAGTGGACAACGACCAAGAACTTGCCGAAATCGCTTCGTTGGTGATATCGGTCCAGTTCGTTCCAGTTGAAGTAGGGCTTTCTTGAACCTTTATCGCAAGCCCGATCGTAGAACCAGAAGAACCAACCAACCCCCCCGCCATGACGAAAGCCACGGCATTGGAATAACCAATTCTATCCACAGGAGCACCAACAGCGGTGCCGCCAATGGTAGAAATGGACCCAATTAAAGAGGGCATAAGTGTGATATTATTAACATCAAACATTTAAACCCTCCTTAACCCTTAATTGTTAAAAATGAAGAAGGCAAAGCAACGCCCAAAGTAACGCGTTCAATGACACGCAGGGCCGCCATGTCTTTTTCGAACAAGTTATCTCCTCCGACAGTTCCCTCTTCGGTAATTTTCATTGTCATACTTCCTCGTTCGCCCATGATCATGCCTCGGCGAAGGTCACCAAAAACAGCATAATTGGTTCCGCTAGCCGTAGCATCATTGGGCAGGATCTCCGCACTCACTAAGGGATAACCAAACAAGCTGTTGGTCGTGGCCCCGAAAATAGGAGCGCCAGCAGTTGTGATTAACCCCTGAATACGCGCGATCATTGAACGATGAAAATAGAACTTTGCATTAGCCAATGCATTGGTGTAAAGCTGGCCAGTGAATCTTGCGATGTCGCCGTAAGACAAGGCAACAGCGCCGCCCGCGTGAGAACCTTGCGGAACACCTGTGGCAGACAAAACACCAACGAACGGAGAACCAGTACCATTGAATCCCTGGTTATCTTCGGCTTTTGCAAACTGTTCGGCGATGGTTTCCGATAAGAACTGGATAACCGGAACATTAGCGTCTTGCAAAAGTTCATTGGTAACTTTTGGAATTGAGGCCAGCTTATTAATAGCCAAAGTCACCTGACGGAACGTCGGATCAGTTGAGGTGATCTGAGCGGCTTCCGACACCCAAGAGGCAGTAACTTCGCGATCCGCCACAGGCATATTCAAAGTATCAAACGCCATTGGAATGATGCGAACATTCTGACGAATAACACCATACAAGGGTTGAAGGCGCAGAATTTCGGCCTTAAACTCTTCAGGAACCAAGAAACCACCGGATGTAGTCGTTCCTTCGGACAAGTTCGCCTTGGTCGCTACTTCGCGGTGCATTTCGTTTAAGACGGTCGTGTTCTTTCCAACCAGGGCCGACAAGAATTTTCTGGTCTTGGCGAATTTGCCTTCCGCAGTAATATCGTCTTTGTTATCCAGGCCGATGCCGGGGAACATAAAGTATTTCTTATCCACCGAATCCATCTGCTTGAAGTACTTTTCCATGACCCCCTTAATCTTTTCTTCAAACTGGGCCATTGTGAGCTCAGGGTTTTCTTTCTTTTCCTTGTTAACCAAGTCAATGGTCGCCTTCTGAATGTCCTCAATTTTGGCAATCAGTGCGTCCTGTTGCTCTTTGGATAATTTCATAAACTCTTCTGGTTTCATGTGATCTCCTTAGTTAGTCAACCTTCCCTTGTGCCTTCCTGATAACTCCGTTGAGAATGTCTAAGGCTTTTGCCTCTAACATCTCGACTGTTATCTCCGGCGGCTTCCGTTGAAGTTCTGTTAATAAATTGAAGTATTTGTACTTGAGTTCGCCGTTCTCTTTTTCGAGCCCGGTGATTTTTTCGTTTAATTGGTCGTTCTCGGCTAAAATTTCTTCAAGTCCGCTGTCTTTTTCATTAATGACTTCTTCTGCCTTTTCTTCGGCTTGTTCCTCTTTGGGTTGCAACATCTTCATGGTCGCATCCGAAATCTTTAATCCCTTCTGAATAGCCAATGCAACAGCATCCGGGTTAGCCGGAACAGGAACAGCAGAATATTCAAGTAATTCCCACTTTGTATAAGTCCGGCGCGGTTTCTTTTCTCCATCCCCGTCCTCCCATTCTTTAGGCATAAACCCAACCGAAAAGGTGTTTAAGACCTTTTCCTTGTAAAGCTGGAATATCTCTTGAGCGAATGGGGTTGAAGCAAACTTGACTTTAGATAAAACGCCGACACCGTCCTTCTTGGTCCACATGGCCCGGCCAATCGGAGGTTGACTGTAATCGTGCGCCCACAAAACAACCGGGTTCTTTTCATAGTTCTTCTTATCCAATCCTTGCGGGTCCAAGACTTCCCCGTGCCGGTCACGCGTATCTGTGGAAATGTAAGCCGTTAAAGTCTGTTCGTTATCATCGATCCCTTTTATCTCACTACCGAAAAATTGCTTTTCCATCTCTGATCTCCTCGAATATGAACTTTCTACAGATTTTACAAATCCAACAATGACCTAAATTCTGAACTTCTATCCAATTCCAACAGTGCGGGCATTGAATCCACCGCGTCATCGAATAATAGGAGCAACCGTACAGCGGCAGTTAATCACTTCTTCCGGCGGCTGCCCCGCGCTTCGATCGCCCGGATATAAAAGATGTGTTCCTTCATTGGTAGTGAAAGAATCGTGAATCCCAACAATCTGCCCATCTATTCTGTGAGAATCCCTAACCTTCTCATCTCTAGCCGTAAGCCATTCCTTTTGCTCAACACCGGCCTCACTGTAAGCTCTTATCTGTCCGTCATTGGTGGCCCCGATGACTTCCGTCTGAGCTATACGCTTCGATCTGAAATCCCTGGACATATTGAAAATGTTGTCGATGCGCTTAGAGATATCATTTATTGATTCGCCCTGCTCAAGACCGTCTTTTAATTCGCTTCCAATCAAATCAGCGGTGCTTTGGTTAATCTTCTCCGCAAAGAATCCAACGCGCTTATCAACGGCCCTGGTGATATTGGGATTAAACAAATTAAAGTCAATAGCGTGGCCGGTTTCTTTCATGCCAAGGGTTAATCCGGTGACAAACGCAGATCTAACGTGCGGCGCAGAAATTGTTTTCAACCGATCATTGGCCTCGCGAATATTGAATAAAATGTATGCCGTCAAATCTTTTTTGACCGGGCCATCAGCAGATTTGTACTGATTCAGATTTCTCATGACCTCGCTGTGCTGAGATTGGAAATATCGCTGCATGGTATTGGTAAATAATCTCTCTTGAGGCGCGGTCGCATTAACAAAAACTTCCCACTTCTGGTCTTTGCGGGATTTATGAATTGACTTAGGCGGCGCATTGTCCTGATTATTCATCTGATTCGGATCGGGTCTTGGCTCACCGGCTGGAACTAACCCGAATGAAATAAGTGGAACAGATGTTTCCGGCAAATCAAATGGCTCTAAACCTTCTTTCTGTCTTTCTTCATCAATCGAACTGAATCCGGTTTGAATATTAACTTGTCGTTCTTGCACCTTTGTCTGTGTATCGGCCGGGATTGGACTCTCAAACTCGCAATATATGGTCTTGCCGGGATCTTGAACGTATTTAGGAATAACCTTCTCGTTTAACTTTTCCTGAATAAGAGTAAGGCGTGGTAAGATAGTTTCTTTCTGATAGGTGTAATCATTGGCATCCGCATTGGCGCGGTTGACATCTTCAACTAACCCAAGCTTTGAAGCTGGAACTCCATACATGGCTAAAATCTCATCTCTAATATCCCTTGAAACCAACTCCCATCGGGCATCACGGACATTGGAGCCAGTCTGTTCATAGCGTAATCCCTGGTCTAAAATAGCGATCTTCCCGGCGTTCTTAGTTCCTCTGTGCTTGAAATTCCATTGATCGCGCAATCTATTAAATGAATCCTCGCTTATCGTATTCTCAGTGGTCAGAATCCCGCCAGGCATAGCGTTATTAAGAAAATAATTTATACCCCAGGTTTTTATTTCGCTGTTTAGGTCCAGACCAAAAGCGGCCGCAAAGGTTGGACCAGATCCGTAATACAGATCAAATGGCGAGGGGAACTTAAAATGTACAATCTCGCTTTCATCAAAAGGTATTGGCGCAGCGTTTTTCCCGGGAACTCGTACAACATAACCAGCGATAAAGTCAGTCTTACTGGGAACGATCTTGACCCAATGTGAAGGTATGTGCCAAATCATCGCCGGAACACCCAGGACGTTTTTCGGCATCCACCAATAAGCATTTCCGGTCAATTCGACATTAATTTGAGTTATGGTCATCAACTCGAATCGGTTTGAATGCGGATTGACACTGTTAATTACGTCTAAGAAAGGATGTTGCGGGATTTTCTTTATTTCTTCGGTTTCAGTCTTGTTGTCATAGGTTTTCTTGTATAGAAAAAGATTAACCTTAGCCACGCTCGTTGCGTTCTTCCAGGCACAGGCATATGCCCATGATTTATAGGCAAGAATTAACCTATCGAACTCCTGAGGCTGCGGTGCGCCATAAGCTTTCTCATAACCAAAGAGCGTAACAAAGGGCAATTCCTGCTTACGCACAGGTTGATCTGGCGTATATTTAAATAACCCCCGGAACCTATCCATTAAACTCACAGCCATCGGATTGTCGCTATCTTTGCCTTTATGTAATCCTCTAACGCATATCGCGCTGCATCAGGCCAATGGTCAGACCCTTCAGCGGGTATCGGCAGGATTGCTTGCGTGATCTTGTCTTGCTTCCATTTGTAATTGTTAAAATTATCAACCGCACCCCGGCACCTAGGATGAATAATGATTTCTTCAAAACCCCGTAAGAACTGGATGCCATCTTCAACGCTTCCCTTGCCCTTCTTTGCCCCGACAATGTTAAATCCCTTGTTCCTCATGTGGCTGATCGTGTCAGGTCTTTCGCTGTCTCCGGTGATCTTCCACTTTCTCGAACCAGGAACCGAATCAAAGGCGCGCTCTAGTTCATTTATCTCAACGCCTACCGCATAAAACTCATAATCAATGAACAGCTTGTTTTCTTTTATCCACATTCTTCCCAAAACCGTAGGGTCAACGCTAAACCCCCAATCCGCGCCGAAATACAACTGCACGCCTTCCGGTGTTTCAAACTCCTCAACTCTAACCTTCCCGCCAAATATGCACGCCTGGCCATATCGCTTGACTTGCCCTTCCCAAACATGCAGGTATTTCTCATAATCAACCCGCCGGTCGTACTCCATTTCCTTGCGCAGAACTTCAGGGAAATACTCGTTATCTTGCCAGTTAAGAAACCCGACCGCCGAATCATCCCGCCTGCTGACCACAAACCGCTTATACGTGGGGCTTTCTTCCGATTCCGGATTAAAGCTGACCCAAATCTCGCTGTTCTCTTCGCGTATGGTGGGCACCAAAACCTGCCAACTTTCCTCACTTACCTTCTCCGCTTCTTCGATCCAGGCTATCTTTATTCCCTCAAGGCTCTTTACCTCGGAGACATTGTTCTTTAGTCCGCGGAATATGATCTCGGCCCCGTAACGGCTCTTTATCGAATCCTGGGTGATAATGAAATAATCCGATAATCCAAGCTCGTTGATGCGATCTGTTAAAAGCCTGTGGACCGAATCCCGAATTGAGTTCTGAATTTCCCGGCAACACAGAATGCGAATATTAGAAAGAGCCTTGAATATCAGATACGTTGCGAATGCTGTTGACTTACCAGAACCGCGACCACCATACAAGCATCTATACCGACAATTCGGCACCTCAAGAACATCAATGGCTTTCTGCGGAAGGTATGTTTCTACTATTGGCGGTTGCTTTTGTGCCATAGATATTTATGATCGGCGTGGGCAGCGGCGCCCCATCCTTGCCGGTATGCTCGACCTTTGTTCCTTCGAGTTCATTGCGAACCTGATCCAACAA